ACGCAGACTGCTTCGTCATGGACTGACAGCTTGACGGGGTACCGTTCGTTGATACGTGCAGTTTGCCACATAACGATGCGCATTGCAGCATGTTGTGATAAATTTTCTACAACTTTCGGGCCAAAGATGCGTACACGTTGTTTGCCCATTAAATATGACCATTCTTTGCCGTCATACTTTAGGTCGTGGTACATCACACCGGGCTCACCGGGGCGACCAAAGCCGTCCTTCTGCGTGATAAACCACCCGTTTACATCCACAGTCATCAAGCTACAACCATTGGCAATGTCGGGCAGGATTACTTGCTGACACCTACCCCATAGATCAACTACCTTGTGGTGCACAGAGCGGTATAGGTTCACGATGTCGTATGCACGATCGAGGTCAATGGCCTTCACAGCCGGATCAGTACGCGCCGCGATACGCACCATCTCTTGGAAGCGAGGGGCACCGGCACCGTACTGCAACCCGAGCATGGCGGTCTTGCCTAAGAAACGCTCAGCCTTGTCTGCCTTGGTAATGTCACGGCCAAAGAGCTTGGACGCAAAGTCGCAGTACAAGTCCACGCCATTGGCCAACTTCTCTACCACGTCATCCTGTCCGGCCAAAGCCATCACAGTGCGAAGCTCAATGTTGGACGAGTCACCTACAAGCACGGTGTGTCCGGCGGGGGCAAGCAGAGCGTTACGCAAGCCCGCAGACGGCCCACGCGCAGGGATGTTCTGCCAGTTAATGCTGTTGCCGCCTGAGTACCGGCCAGTGGTTTTGGCACCCCAGAAGTTAAGGTACACCGGCAGGGGGCCACGCTTTGCAGTATCCACGAACTTGAGCGCACGGGTTTCTGCAATGGTGGTCTTGACACCAAGGCGTGCGGCTACCAGTGCCTGAACACCTGAGTCTTCGTGGTCGAGCAAGTCAGTAAAGCCCTTGTCACTTTTAGCAAAGGCAAAGGTCTCACGCCCTGTTGCGGGGCTTATCTTCTTAGGCGGTATAACGCCAAGCAACTCGAGCTGTTCAGCAAACTTGTCGTTGGACATCAGCGTGTCCTTCCCGACAACTAGCGAGCGCATCAGGTCTTCTTTGCGTGCAACTTCTTCGTGGTACAGCCGATCCATCACAGCAACGTCACCCACAAGCATAGGCTCTGTGAACATACGCACAGTCATGTCGATCAAACGGACTTCCAGTGGCGGCGTGAACGCATCCATCTTCTCGCCGATTGCACGGCATAGCCATGTGTCATGCTTGCAGTAATCTGCGTACGCCTCTAATTCCATGGGATTAAAGTCCGCACGACGTTTGCCCAATGCTTTAACAACTTCAGTACCCTTGTCAGGGAACCCAAAGAATTTAGTTAAGTTAGCAAGTGAGTGAGAGACTAAGTAAGGGTGAAGCATTCGGCTTTGAGGGAGCGTGTCCATCCATAGCCTCGGTCGTATACCTAGTCGTTGTGTCAGCGCGTAGCCGTCGAACAAAGTATTGTGGCACCTTACGGCAGAGTTACCCCAGTCGTAGTTCCCGTGCATCCACGCCATAATTACAGATTCAGGGCCAGAGAACCACACAGGGTCTTCATCGTTGCGTGCGACACAGACGCCAATAAATTCAAATCGTTCATCAGTGATGTACGCATCAGTCTGCATCTTTGACAAACTGAATTGTGCATCGTAGTACGTCTCAATATCTACAGTGAGTATGTCCATTATGGGTTCCATTCGAGTAGCGTCGCGGCTACTCTATTAGTTAACAAGTCAGTAATTTCTTTGAGGTTACTTGCAATGTGTGTCGCCCCGCCGATCTCGACGGTGTATCCATTTTCAACTTGCCTGACATTGATGTGAAGCTGCTTAAATGGTTGTTCATATGGGTATGAACTAAGTAATTGCTTTTGTTGTTGAGCTGCGTTCCACTGTCCCTGCGAGGTAAGATTGTTATGTGTAATTGTTCCCTGTGCACCAGAAATTGCGCTTGAGCCTACGAGTGAGTTAGTAATTGATCCTAATAATGACATAAGTTGTTCCTCAGTTCATATCCATGTTATCAAGTTCTCTGTTGTCCAGAGCTAAGTAAGCTACAGTGTAAATCTGTTCTAGCTTCTGACGCAAACGTAGAGCTTCTTCAGACACAATATCTAATCGATGACGTAGTAGTCGGCCCTCTGCTTGCGAGTCGGCAAGCATCAGCTCAAGTTGGGAGAGGTCACTGGGGATTCTGTACATTTTGGTTTCCTCGGGTTAACTATTTTATCGAGCACGCGTTTAAGTATCTGCACGTGCATGATGTTGTTTTTGTTGCGTACGATTGATCTGCGCACAATTGCAGCACAGCGTTTACGTTCTATGTCAGTGTCTACTAAGATCATACTGACAACCCCATCTTCTGCAACGCAGCTTGCAAGCCTGCTAATCCGCCAACACGTTGGTCGCCAATAAATATCTGCGGCATCTGACGTGCGTCGGGGTAATTGGCCACGAAATTAGCAAAGCGATCACCCGTTTCGATGTCGATCTCAGTGAACGGCATATCCAACGAACGTAGTATGAGCTTAGCCGTCACACAGTTAGGGCAATTTTCTTTTGAGTACACAGTTATGTTCATGTGTTCTTCTCCTTGAGTTTGGCTTCTGCCCATCGGACAAGTCCAACTTGTTCAAGTGGCAATCCTGCGTAGTCAATATCCGTCAGCCCAACCCATGTGCGCTGTGGTGGGGTGGTGTAAAGGGGTTGATTGTGAACACTGTCTTTCATGATTGGTTTAGTCACATACACCCAATCGCTACCTGTTCCTTGTGGGAACTTTGAAACCCATGCTCTCCACGCCACAGGCTCCTGCTCTGGCTCATAGTCCAACCCCAACTCTCTGGCGTTCTCTGCCATCTTGTCGAGGGCTTCGTTAGCCAAGGCTTCTTTAATGGCGGTGATGGCATCAAGGCAGTAGCCTTTGACCATGTGCGGATACTGCTTGCCATGCAATTCCAACGCCTCCAGCGCCAACTTCAAGGCTTCTTTAGTCATGCTTGTCCCCTTGCTCGGATGGCGTTAGCAAGGGTTTCTGTACCACCATGCCAATCGCTCCAAGCTTCCACTACCTTTGCACACGCCTCACGCTCGGCAGAAGCAACAAGGGCGGCAAAGCGTTCAATGCGTGTATCAAACTCAGCATGATGGGCATCCCATCCCGCTTCTATTGCCATGCGAATGATGTCTTCTCTGTTCATGCTTCCCTCGCCTTCAGCATGGCGTCTGCCATAGAGTATGCGTCCATCGAGATGCCTGCCATCCAATCATTGTCGATAAGATGGAACTCTTCCGTAAGAGCATTTTTGAGTAATCCCTGCATAGCCTTTGCCGCAAAGTAGTCACGCAAGGTCATGCCTTTATTGCCAACGATTTTTTGACCATCATCAACAGCCCATGGAAATGCTGATTCATTCATGGATTCTTCTCCTGTATGGCACGCTCGACGGCTCTACCAAAGTCCTCCACACTGCCAAACTTTTCTGAGTTGGTATCCCACAAATGGTAAATCTCTTCTTTGGTCAGGCTTTTCCATTCACGCTCGGTCGCCTTCATCTTGTACAGCAGGATAAGTACTGCAACGGTTATCGGTGCAATTAGAAAGTAAATTAAATCGTTCATAGCTTTTCCTTTGTTATCTCAATAATCATAGGGTCTAGTAAATCTCTGGCGTACTTCAGTGCTCTTTTTTCTGCGTCGTCGCCGACAACATACTTTTCAGTAACCCACCTAAAGTCGTACCAACGGCGAGATTCAACAAGCCAACCGTCTTCGTACTCCCAATGCCTTTTAATTCGTGCTCTCATTTGCTTACCTCCACAATAGGTCTCATTTTTCGTTGACGAAACTCTTCACGAACAAGCTCAACAGCTTTGTCCATATCTTTTACAGTAATCAAGTCCATCTGCGCGTCATGCAATTCCATGACAAGGTTTAGTGAATTCATCTCAGATGCTTTTAGGATAAACCTTCCCGTCTCAACACCTCGTCTACCAACATCACGTAATGCATCAAGCCCTTCGCTAACTACGTCTGCATATTCTCTTCCAAAACCCAATCGATACAAAGCTTCAGTGATGTTTACTGTGGCAATCAAAGTATCAATGTCAGCACGCGTCGCCAACCCTTTAGTTAAGGTTGACATTGCTAAATGGTTCTTGATCTTGAGATCAACCAAATAGGTATCGTACTTGGCTACCGGTGTCATCCCCTCAAGTACATACCCAATCGGGTTAACCAATACGCTACGAGGTCTATACTTGCTGCGTTTGCGCATTTTCTACTTCATACAACTTGTGAATGTAGTGCAATGCTTTGTTGCCGTCATCGCTTCCATCTTTACGTCCGGCACGCATGGAGTATTTAATGATGTTGCCTTTCAGAAACCCACGGAACTCCTCAGGCGTTAACACCGCGGCCATGACACTCCACGGTTGCACGGGCATGTCTTTGTAGTGCGATCCGCCAATCTGCAAATCGTCTGCGTTCTCGATCATCTCAATCATTTTTCTCATCCTTCCTAATTACCTGTTTAAGATTACGTCCAGTTACTCTGTTCGTCCAACATGACGCACATATCCACCTCGATGGGCTCATCTGCACGCCGCCCTCCGGCGGTCGTACTTCTTCACATTTATTACAAAGTTGTAATCTATGTACGGGTTGTTGGCTACCAATGGCCAAGTGATTGTTTACAAAATTACTCTTCATCATCTTCATCCCAAATATCCTCTGACCATACAAGTATGGGTGTTTCTGGGCCCAAGTAGCCACCTTCGATGTTGAACTCAATATGCTCACGTGCTTCTTCGTGCGACATGCCATCGCGTTTTTTAAGAATTTCTCTGATCTTTTCAGCATCGTAAACAAGTACGTTAACCATTTGCTTGTCTATACGTACATACGCAGGGCCGATAACGGCTTCCTCATATCCCGGATATTTAATCATTGCTGTGGCACCTTCAAAGTTTCTTCTAGGGGTTTCCACCCGAAGCGACGCCATACAGACTGCACATCTGCACCGGCAGTCCAGACAAAACGTTTGTCGTCTGCAGGGATGACGGGGAAGCACACTGAACGAACAGGTATGCCTTGGTGAATGATTGGTTCTGGGTTCATGATAGTACTCTTTACACAATTGGTTTAAAACAGATTGATCCAACTACTTCACCGCGATTAACGATGTCGTAGTGTTTGCCAACGCTTTTAGCGCCGTTACGTGCCATGTCACTTAGTACTACAGTTAGTGAACGTCCCAGTGTGGAAACGTACACGACAAGGTTCTCTTCGTCGACGGACAACCACTCTCGGTCTTGGTCGATGTTGACACCCAGTTCCTCAAAGCCTCGCACGAGTTTCGTCTCGATACGCGTCAAGCGATACTGAATGTCTTTTTCTTTGTTGAAGGATGTGTTCATGTTGTTCTCATAATGCTACGGTAACCCGTGTGCCGAAGGGCTCACGTGGATGGGAATGGCCGATGTCGGCCCAGATGACAGGATAGGTTGGCTCCGCGCATTCGTCTAAGTTGCCCTCCATGTCAGTGAAGAAAATCATGCCGCAGTAACGCTCGTCTGATTTGTCAAGGTGCTCGAACACTGGCTGAAAGCGCGTACCGCCACCGCCCTTGGGATGCAGGGCAAGCATGTCATCACGCTCGAACCGCTCGATGTGCGTCACGTGGTAGTCGCAGTAAATAACTTCTACGAATGATGGTTGCAAGTCGTCAACGATCGCTTGAATCTCAGCGGCAATCTGGTTGCATTCCTTGGGGCCCATCGATCCTGATGTATCAAAGCCAATAGCCAAGCCACCGAGTGAGTCAGTGCGAAGCGATGGCAAGTACAAGCCAGAGCCAATGAAGCGACGCGAGGGGCGCGTGTAGGTGTAGTCAGCGGCAGACGATTCAGTCATCATGGAACGAGTCACGTCTTGCCACCGCACATTGGGTTGGCCTACGTTGTCAAGCACACGATCGATCAAGCTCGAACCTTGGCCGCATTCCTTGGCCATACGAGCTGCGGCTACAATCGTCGCCTCCATGTCAACACGAGTAGCATCATCTTGAGCATCTTCGAGATCACCCTTGCCATCGAAGCCACCTGCATTGGGTTGGCTTTCCTCATCGCCATCACCTGAGCCTGAGCCCTTGCCGCCCTGTGGCGGTGGTGGGTTCTCTTTGAGCTTGGCGTAGACTTCCTCGGAGGACATGCTCTCACGCACCCATCCTACGTTGACGCCGCCCTTGGGCAGTTGCCATCCACGACTACGTATGTACGCATTGATAAGCGCATCGTTGGCGTAGTTCCACAAACTCGGATCACGACTCTCACGACGCCACATGTGCATTAGCACAACGTGTACCGCCTCATGTAGCACAAGGCCAAACAATTCCTCGTCAGTCAGAGGATCACAGAACGCAGGGTTAAAGCGAACCCACGCGCCATTTGTTCCTGCAGTAGATACCTTGTCAGATATCTCACGCTTGACGCGTGTCATCACAGCGGCAATGAATGATTCACGAAGGCCGAGCTTGCTGTACGCAAGATCGATTCGATCAGATAAGGTGGTCATAATTTTCTCCAATAAGTAAACAAGTTAATCCCGTGGGATTAGGTCAATTATATTCCAATGCAAACAAAGACTCAACAAACACCCGAGCAGTAGTCAAATCCTCAAACTCTTGCACATCATCAAACGTGTTGCGTGTCACAACCCAACCACGATCAGCGTCAAGTAGACCAGATACATTGTAGGCAGGGCGAACGAACGCAAACGCATGCTTGACGTGCATCTGCTTGAGTGAGCTAGCCTTCGAACGTTTCTCAACGTAGGCAGTCCAAGCACCCACAGGTGTGTTCTGCCATCGAAGCTCTGGTCGTTTGTCAACCATCATTTCATCGCAAACGCGGCTTGGTTCGCGATAGCCCACTGGGTGAACGCTGAACTCTTAGTGATCGTGCGGTCACGTTTGTGTGCAAGTTTAATCGTGAGTGTCTGTACATCACCGGGCATCTTAGACAAGAACTTCCAAGCCTTGTCGAAGTTGTTAGCGTCAAGGCGCGTAGCCAATCCCATTGCGACGCAATAGCGTACGTTGAGTTCCTTGGGCACAGGCACGTCCTTGCCTTGCAGGATGTCCTCGATACGTGGCATCGACTCCCACACGCGCAAGTGTGTCTCGAAGATCATGGCCGCCTCTTCACCAACGTCACCCTTGATAAGCTCGACGCGATCTTGCACGGGCAGGTCAAGCTCCAGTGTGTGCGACACAGCGAACCATGAGCGAGGTGAGGGGAAGGGACGAATGTCACCAGTGGGCTCGAACTTGTGCAACAAGTCAGGGCGATCTTGCAACAAGGCCAGAATCTCTGGGCGAATGCCACGTGTGATGGCGTGTGCTGTGAAGTCGTCGATCGTCGTGTTGACGTCGATGTCGCACATGCGGTTCTGTAGTGGTGCGGCTAGGTTGTACGTCACGCCTCGGTCGGTCTTGCGATTACCTGCGGCAATGACCATCCACTCTGCGGGGATGCCAAAGTCCTCGGGCGTCAGGCACAACTGGTATGCGGCCGCCTGCACTGAGGGCGGTGCTGATGTGATCTCGTCGAGGAACAGAATGCCCGCGCCATCTGCGGGCAGAAAGTCAGGGCGTGCCCAGTGTGTGCGGCCATCGACAACGTGCGGGATACCGCGAAGGTCAGTGGGCTCCATCTGTGCAAGACGTAGGTCAACTACACCCTGCCAGTTGGATACATGTTCAGACAATAGCTTGCTTGTCTGGAACACAACCTCGGACTTGCCGATGCCCGATGGGCCACGCAAGAAAGTTGTACGGGCTCGTGTGTTGTCGTTGAGGTAACGCTTAACGAGGATGGGGGTAACGTGTGCAATACGCATGATGATTTCCTTTAAGTAAACAAGTTTTTAATCCCACGGGATTAAGGCTCCCGTGTGTGCCTATCTTACTAGGGTTCTGAGTTGAGTGCAAATCAGAACTCGAGCATCTCGTCGATGGACGCAAGCAGTGCAGTTGTCTGTACGTTAACCGCCTTACGCTTCTCGGGATCGTCACGCAACTGTTGTGGATGCGGCGTCGTGTCAATGACTGTCTTTGCCAGTGCAAGGATGTTGTCTGGAAGAATGTCAGCGAAGTCATGCAACAAGTTTATCTCTTCGGCAATGTTCTCACACACCGAGTCGCGGAAGATGGGCGATCGAATCTCACCGATACCCGTTCTCTTGTTGATGATCTCACGCTCACCCTTGCCGGTCACATCATGTAAGCGAGCAACCACTTGCTTCAGA